ATATATGACTAAAGAGTCCTCAATCATGCGAAGTTGATTGAGTGACTTAATTGCTTTGTTGAGATATGAAAGTGTAGTTCCTTTATTTCTATCTACTAAACCCGAAGTGCAATATGTAATAGAATCTCTTGCAAATTTAATTCCAGGATTTGCACTTGTTGCTCCAGAAGCTTGCCCACCAATGGCACCAACTGGATATGATGCTTTTGGATTATATACAAAAAATTCTTCAATTTCTGGAAATTCATAATTCATCGGGTTATCATTATTTTGATTTTGTGCCCGATTGAGATTATTTGGTTCTTTTTTCTGTTGCCTTACATATCGTATTTTCATAGAGTCAATATATCTCAACTCTTTAATTCCTTCTTGTGGACTTTTCAGATCAATTACTTTATGATAAAATAATCTACCATCAACATACCAATTTCTATAAATTTCATGAGCCTTTTTATCAAAATCTAATAATTCTAAAATATATTTAAACTCTTCTCTAATTTTTCTTTTAATGCCATCACTAGCATTTAAATTTGATAACTCTATTTGTATAGGGGAATCATTTGTGTCTGATACAATTGCTTCATTTACAATATCTTCAATAGCACTATCAACTTCAGGGTGAAGTGCCATTTCACGATATCTTTTGATTAGATCATATTCAGTTCTATATACTCCTTCAATATCTACATAAGAACCAAAAAAACCACTAGTTAAATAATGATCAACCCCATCCTCGTTATTTTCGGGGACGGGGGATACTGTTGTTGGTGATAATTTTGATTTATCGTCAATGGAGAATCCAAATAATCTTGCCATTATTAAGGTTTAACTTGTTTTGCTACTATTTATCAGTTTGTTCCAACTGCTTGTGGTTCATAGTATTGAACTTGGAATTCAACAGTAAACTCTTCAATTGTATCTGAAGTATCATACGACAGATCAATTTGAGAAACATTTGTTGGAAAAACATCAACAAATTTATACTGTGCTAAAATATTTGCATTATTTGGGGTTGAACCTTGCTTAACAGAAGCACTTCTGCCAAGTTGATAAACCGTAGCATTACTCATATAACTTGTTGGATTTACAAGACCCGAATGATCCCCATATTGAGCAACATTTTGCATCCAAGATTCAAATGATCTTCTGATAGTAAAATCTTCATCATTAATTACTGTTACCGTCCAAGTATCAAATGTCCTATCTCCAGCAACTTTCAGAATACGACCTCTGAAAGGGACATCAATAGGGGCAACATTAGATGCTGGAAGAGCTGCTGCTTTACACAAAAAAGTGAATCTTGATTGTGTTTCACTATTCCAGTTTGCCCCATCTCCCTGCAAATTAAGATTAATTCCAGCAGGAAATGTAACATTAACTTCAAATAGATTAGGCCTTGCGCCTCCTCCAATTAATTTAGATTTAAAATCTGATATTCCTCTTGTTGGAAGTTGTGCCATTTTGATGTCCTCCTTTTGTAATTAATTTAGTAAATTAAACTCTTCCTGCAACTTCTTCAAAGCTAACTCCAGTGCGAGTAGCAACAAAAGTTAGTGTAATATAATTAATTGATTTATTTGGTTTCAAAAAGATATCAGCTCTAAATTCATTATTATCAATTACATCAGGAGTATTGTTACTTTCATCACAAATTACTCTAAAATCAAATACACCTCTCTTTGCTTGAACATCACGAAGATATGGATCAACAATATTTACAAAATTTGATCTTGTAATTTGATCGTTGAATTCAAAAAGTTGTGCTTGAGCAGCCTTTTGAAGTGCTTGTTCAATTGTCAAGAACAGTCTTCTAACATTAATTCTATCAAAAGCGGATGAATAACCTAGTGCGGTTCTATCTCCATAAAGAAGAACTCCAATTCCAGGTTGATTGGTAATTGGGTTAATTCTTGCCTGATAGAGATCATCTCTTTGTGCTTTAGATGGATTATATGCAAGTTTAATTGCATTATTCAATACTCCTCTTTGCTGACCAGCAGGAGAAAACCAAGGATATGCATTTACACCAGTTCTTGCCATCAGTCCAGCAACATCAGGATTGCATGGAATATATCTAAATTTATTATTAAATCTATCATATGTGAACTTATATCCACAATCAAATACTGCATATGATGATGAATTTAATGGACTAAAGAACTCAATAATATTTTGAGTTTGAGTTTCAGCATTTGCCTGATTTACAACTGCTTGTGACCATGGAGAAATGACTGCCATGCAATCCTTTCTAAGTTCTGCAATTGAAATGAGTTTATTTGCTTTTGCTTGAGATTCTTCTAGTGTATCAAGACCAGGACCATAGATTAAGAAATCTATATTAACATCACTTACATTTGAGAAAATTTCATAAGCGGAAGTGAGTCCACCTAAATCTGCTTTCATACCATTAGATGATGCATAATCAACACCACCAACTAAATTATATGATACATTTCCAATAGCCTTGAATGTTGTTCCTTGTGCTAATCCATTCCAAATATCATTGATACCAAAATCAATAGAAAGTGGAGTAGTTTTATGATAAGTATCTGTTGCAACAGATGGATTTCTTCCAGCAAAAATATATGAAGAATTATTTGCAAGATAATTCTTATACCATACTTTTTGTGGGGAATTTACTCCAGATACAGCATCAATTGCTTTAGAAAGGAATACATGCTTTTCAAGGATATTTCCTTGAATTCCACTAATACTACCATTATCATCAACAACAACAATATGGAGAGCATCGCCCTTACCATTTCTATCTAATGAATATCCATTAGTGACTGGTTTTGGTGCAACATTTTTCCAATAGATAACAGATTTGTCCAATCCAAGAGTTTGTTGATCGTACCAATCTGATCTTAAATTATATGTTTTACTTAATTCATTGCTGCCATCGGTTATAATGCCGACAGATCCATCTGCATCAAAAGTATATACTCCAGATTTTTGGTAATCTACTTTTGATTCTGTACCTTCAGTGGGGACATATGAAACAATTTTTACCCAAATTTCAGATGATCCAATTCCTGTAACAATTCCTTTCAAATATCCATCAAGGACTGAAGTTATTCCAACTCCAGGATTTGTTTTACTAATAGGTTGTAGTGCAGGATCCCCAATAGCTACATCGGCGGTTGAAATTCCCGATAAAATTACATCAGCCGCATCATCAATTAAGCATACTTTAAGACCATTTGCCCAAGATCCGGGATTTTTTGATGCAAAATAGAAATTTTCAGTATCATCTGAATAATTTTGGTTGTAGTCATCAAAATTTTTAATCTTTAGCGAAGTTGATTCTGATCCTACAGCAGAATTGCTATTTTTTAAAGAAGTCCCATCGCATCTTACTACTTTAAGAATGCCACCATATGAAAGATATGATGAAGCACTCATCCAATATTCATACTGGGAATCAGTTGAAATTGATTTACCAAAAACATTGATAAGTTCTTGCTCTGTGGTGATATTAATTGGTTCTTCTACTGGACCCAAGGAAAAAGGTCCGGCAATTGCACCAATATTATCTAAAACATTCTCAGATCTCCCAAGTGTTAGATCTACCTCTCGGGTAATTATACCGGGAGATAATTGAGGAGTTGCCATTTTTTTACCTTCAGGTTTCTCTAAAAAATATTTATTAAAATGAGTATTTACACCAATTTAATGAATATAATCCCACATATATGACCTATCTCCATATTCATCGGAGTACCATCTCTCCCCATTATTATCTACAAATGTATTTTCAGAATTTACTCCATCTACAATAAATCCAAAAGGAGTCATGTCTTGTTCTATTTGATTTTTTTGCTCGTCATATAATTTTTTCTTAATATCTTGATCGGTAAGTTCTTTAAAATAATCTTGAACAACTAACCAAGCATACATTACCAGACACATTACCAAATCATCGTTAGACCCATCTTCTGCCTCAAAGGAATTATGTTTCTGAATAAAAGTAGTTAATTCACTAATGATATCATAATCACTAAAAACTAATTTATTATCTTCAATTAGAGTTTTTAAATTTAAACAACCAACTTTTTTAGTTGTTTTGGACATCTTTACTCCTAATTGAACTTTTTTACCAGAAAATCCCTGTCCCAATACTTGCCCTGCTCTACCTCTCATTGAAGACATAAGAATATTAGAATATTCCAAATCATAATGAAGTCCAGCAGCTACTTGGTCTCCAACATCATTTACCTCACATAAAATATAAGCATTATTGTATGAGACTGCAACTTCTTTTATAATTTGGGGAAATAAAATTGGTTTAATTTGATTATCTCTATATTTTGCAACCAATTTATGTGGAAATTCTGATATATCTACTACTATAAATGCAGAATAATCTTTTTCAACTCCTCTGGCAACATCAACAGTTATTATGTAATTATGATCTTTTATTGGTTCTTCAAATACATCTAATCCAGCATTACTTATCTTTGGCGCCTCAAAAACTAAAGTTCTAAGTTTACTTGGACTAATTAAAGTATCTACAGATCCAAGAAATTCACATTCAAATTCAACTCGGAATTGCTGTTCACTTGTGTTTGCAATAGTTTGCCTTTTCCATTCTTGATCTCTTCCAGGAACTTCACTCCAATGAACTTCTGTTGGAATGTATTCATTTTTATCTCTTTCGGCATCATGCCAAATTTTATAAAAATGATTCATCCCGTAGGGGGTGGAAACAATAATTACTTTAGTATTTTTTCCTGATGAAATGGTAGGATATACAGAACTAAAAAACCGATCAGCAATATGATTTGGGATGAACGCAAATTCATCCAAGAAAATAATATTATATGAACCACCACGGACTGCAGATGCAGAAGTTGAAGCCGCAATAATTTTAGAACCGTTTTCTAATTCTAATGATGCTTTATTCCATATAAGAACTCCTTGTTGTAACCACTTTGGAAGGTTCTCATATGCTGTTTGAAGGCGATCTAATAAATCCCTTGCAGTAGATGCCTTGTTAGCAAGAATAGCAATATTTACATTATCGTTAAAAATTAAGTAGTGCAACAGATATGACACTACAATTGTGGATTTTCCAGACTGACGAGGAAGTTTACATATATTAAATCTATGATTATGGAACCTTTGTATCATTTTCTCCTGAAAAGGATACATTTTAAAAGGTTGCAAACCGTAGTCTAGAGTAACAATTTGAATATAGTGTTTTGCAAAATATAACGGATCTTGACTACATTTTGCAAATTCTAAAATTTGTTCTTGATTAAATTCAATTGAGGTATTTGCCTTTTTTAGTAGGGGATTACCAAGATAATGTTCAGTTGATGACATAAATTACCATTTTACTTTATTTGCCCAAAAAGCCGCAGACATTTTTCCTTTTTCTATGTTCTTTGCATGTCTAGTTTGAAATCTATGACGACGACTTGCATACTCCTCTGATTCACCTTTTTTCTTAGGAGAACCTTTTACACCTTTTTGTCCAAAACGAATGAGTTTTTCTTTATCTCCCTCACATGCTTTGACTACATGAGACTTTCCAGTCTCACCTGAACCATGTGCTTCTGCCTTGGGTTTATTACAAGGCATCTCAGACTTTTTTGCTTCCTCTATTTCAACCCCTTCACCAATAGTTTTATTATTTAACAAATAATTTTTTGATTTTGAATTTTGTATTTGAAGTAATGGTTGTCCTGGTGATAAATCTGAAACTCCAAATGCAACTACTTTTGAACCAGGGTAAATTTTTTGAATTTCATCATTAACTTCTTTTCTTGATGGAAGTCTAGACTGAGGGAAAAAGGTTCTGAGAGCATAGTATTTGCCCCTCCAAGACAGTGTAACTGATATGATGTTACCATTCTGTGCTTGAATGCGAACTGCCTCATCTATGGACCCTTTTTTGTATCCTTTTGCTTTAGGAACTCCTTTTGATGGAACACAATCTGGAACTGGTTTTCCTTTACGGTCTTTTTTCATTCCAACTTGAGTATACTTATCCCAGCAAGGATCTTCTTCTGAAATAATTTTAATTGGGTCTGCGCTAATCAAATCAATAAATTCAACATATGGATTTCCATTCAGATCTTCAATGGTCACACTTTCTTTTTGTGCTTCCATTTTTTTCAATTTTGTATAATAATCTGGTTTTTCATCTAAATGTTGAAGAGCAGTAATTCTTGCAGCACTCTTACTTGTTGTATGCTCAAATTCAACTTTAGTTCCAATTTCTAATTGTTTTTTAATATGATCCAAAGAAACTCCATGTTTTTTGGAAATTTCTTCTGGGCTTTTATATGATTTAGTTGGGCCTTTTGGATCTCTTTCTTCACTCATTGGGCAAGCATCTTGACCATGAACAGCACAAGATTTTCCTTTTTTACTATGATTGCACGACTCTGCAACTGGTTTCCCAATTCCAACTTCAGTTGGTTTGATTTTTTGTCCAGGTACACTCATACCTTTAGGCATAGGTTTGCATTTTTTATCAGTATTACACCAATACATGCCTTTTCCACACATTTCTTCACCAAGAATTTTTTCTAATAAAGAAATATTTTCAGTTAATTTTGGTTTTTTCCACTGAGCACCAGTACCCCCAAGTTTTTGGGTAATATTTTTGGCGGATTTTCCTTCCCCTGCTGTACCAGGAGCATCCAATAGTGGAATAATTTTATTTTTTTTTGTTTCTATTGGATGAGTTTGTTTATTAACATCAAAACTAATTCCTTCACTCATTTCATCACTTTGAAGATATTCTGCCGCTGTATCAATATAATCTGCAGCTTTTGTAATTTTAGATTGTACCCATGCTGGAAGTTGCTGCTTTCCAGATTTTATAGTTTTCCTTAAATTCCCAACCGCTCTTTCAATTGTATCAAGTTCATTTCTTGCCATATATCCTTCATCATCTTTCTTTTTTCCCGAAGCAATTTCTTTATGGTCTTCGTTGATTCTTTTCATTTTCTTGATCCAAATTTTAGTGTGGTATGGTACTCTTATTTTTTATTTATCTTTGGAATCATCTTTAAATTGGTTTTTCAATAATTTAGATAATTCTGCTGTAGATCCAACAAAAAGAGCATTTGTGACATTTGTAGGTCTTTTTACTGACTTCGGTTCATCTAGATCTTTCAATTTCCTTTGAAGATCTATCAATTTATCTGCAGCATCTGAAACATTTTTAATTAATTGTCCTACCACCTCATATGCCCTAGCAGATTCAGTTTCCTGAGCAAGTTCTAAGACATTATTAATTGCTTCCTGTCCCTTTTCTATAATAGAATAAATGTTTCCCCTAGTATACTCATAATCTTTTCTAATATCATCTATTTGAGATGGAGCAGATTTTACTTTCTCTATTTCAATTTCATCTTCAACCTCAACCTTAACATCAACTACTTTGCCGGATACATTGAAAACCTCATTTAATTTTTCATTCTTTTTTGTCATTTTCATGCAAATCCACCATCAAATCCAAAATCATCACCAACTTCTATTAATGCATTATCTTCTTGTGTAATTAATAATATATTTGTTCCTAAGACATGTTCTCCAATTCCAGTATTATATGATCCTCTAGTTACAGTTAATTCATTACCGGATTTAGATTTTACAAATAAAGTTTCATCATCTATTGTTATAAAAGATGAGACTGGAATATTTGAAGAATCTTCAACTGTAATAGTTGTTGTATTAACTTCCATATCTAATGCTAGTGTAGTAATAATATTATTGGCGTAACTCTTAGTTGCTAGTGGATCAACACTATAAACAAGTTCTCTTCTTGGTTGTGAAGTAGAACTTCCAGAAACATATCCAATAGATACCTTCTTAATAATATCTGCAGACAATGCTCCAGTGGAAATTGGTCCAAATAAGTATGTTTTTGCAGTAAATTTTAAAGTATAAATTAATGCTCTTCTTGTTGAAAAATCTCCTTCATAATTATCATCCATTGATATGGAATTTAAAATTACAGGTATATCTCGCTTTTCACCAATTTGTTCAACTAAATCTACAGTCAATGTAAACATAGGTTGAAAATATGGAAGTATTTGTTCAATTATTTGAAGCATATCATCATTATGCTTCGTATAAATGTTTAATTCAAAATCCATATTATATGGAACTGGCATATATGCTTTTTTTATTTCACTTTTATTCTCTGCATCATAAGTTACAAATGTTTGTGTATTTGTAACTTTTCTTTGAGCATCATAATATAATCCATTAAATTCAAATGACATTCTTGGCAATGTAATTTGAACAGGACGATTTAAATCTGGTTGCTGTTCCAATCTCGCAATAAATTTTTGCGTGGGGGAATATGCAAGAGGTACTTTAATTGTTGAAAACACTTCATCGTCATCATTAACCTTTCTAATACTGATGTTATTGAACATAGTACCAAAAGATATAATGGTCCTTCTCAGAATTTCGTGATAATAATATTCAAACATGGTAAAAAATGTGTAGTAATCTATTTAACAAATTAAACAATTCCAAATGGATTATTTTCACTGAAGTCCACAATAGCATTTGCTTCTATTTGAATTTGTTTATTCTGAGCATATGCATCATTTACATCATATATGTCATTAATCAATTTATCTGTATTATTTCCTGGTGTAGTAATAGGTGATGTAATACTTACAGCATATTGAGCTCCAGAATCCATTCCAGTAATAATTTCCCCATTTTCAAATCTTCCTGTCATTGAAGATATTTCTAATTTTTTAGTTACTATATTCCAAGATTTAACTACAGCGGTTGCTCCACTGGAACTTCCTGAAATTTTTTCTCGTAAAGTATAACTTCCAGATCCTATCATTATGGGATCTCCTATTATTATTGTTGGAGCAATAGTATATCCCAATCCAGCATTAGTAATTACAATATTTTTTATCATTCCATTTTCAATTTTTACAAATCCAGATGGAGTTTGTCCTCCTACTGGGGGTGGAGTGAAATTTAAAGATGGGGAATATAGATAATTTTGCCCACCATTTGTAACTGTTATAATTCCTATAACACCATTTCCAATATATGATTTTGCTTTTGCTCCTTTTCCGCCACCACCAACAAAAACTACTTTAGGTGCAACTGTGTATCCATATCCAGGATTTGTCAATTCAACACTTTGAACTCTCAATAATGAACTACTTGGTTCACACAAATCAACAATCCCTCCGATCATTGATGCTATACCAACAGCAGTACCATTAGATTCTGGAGATGCTGAAAATTTAATTCCTGGTGAATTTGTATACCCAGATCCTCTATTTGTAATATCTACATACCTTACACCACCATTAACAATAGTTGTTATGGCACTAGCTGTAGATCCAATTCCAACTAATGTTAATATTTGACTATATCCAACATCTTGTGTATTATTATCAATAAAATTAATACTAGTATCAATAATTTCATCTTCGTAACGAAATAATTCACATTTTAATTCGTAGACATAATTTTTTCTAAGTTGATAGAAGGGTTTTTCATGCTCAACATATTTTATTTCAAATAATTTATCTCCCAATGGAAAATAAATTAAATCCCCCTCTTTAGGTCTTGTTGAAAGTTTTATATCAGTAATATTTTTTATTAACGGTGAAATATATGAAGAAAATCTTTCTTGTGATATAATTAAAGATACATCGTCAAGTTCTTGAATTCCAAATTTTGATAATATTGTCCCCTGACCCTCATATCCTTCGTATGAATTTACATATGCTTCCAATGGATATGCTTTACTGAATTTAGATTCAATTACTTCTTTTATTATAGTTTTCTCGGTTGCATATTGTCTGGGCAAATAATATACATCAACACCATACATTCTTATGGATTCATTAATAAGATCTTGCATTAGACCTTGTTCTGTTCTTGACCCGTTTAGAAAAAATGGATTTAACATTTATCCGATCATGTCTAGTGGTGGTAATTCATAAGTACTAAACATTTTGCTAGTTATATCATCAATTTCTCTTTGTGCATCATCATATAATTGTCTACCATTCAATTCCACTCCTCCAGGTAACTTCATTCCTTGGAATTTAATTAAATTTTGCCCCCACTGTCTTTTTATTAAAGAAGTTAAATATGGTTTTATAAAAGAGTCATTCCAAATTTTAGTATAATCATTTGGATCCATCATTCTGTAACAATCAATTATTAAAAATTGACCTGGAACTAAACTTGACCAGTCTATATCTAAATATAATCTATCTTGTCTTTTATTAAATCTTATTTGTTTATTAGTAGTTAGTAACCAATCAATATCTTCAAGATAAGTTTTAACCATTGCATAGGTCAAAAGTTCAGTAGAACCCCAGTAGTAAATATCATTTAAAAA